ACTTCCTACGGGTTGATGAGCCATTTATACAAACCTTATAGTATTAAAATTCATTTACTAGTTATTTATAATTACTCCTCATCCTGTTCTTCAGGTTCAACTTCCGTTTCTACCTCAGTCTCTGCCTCTAATGCTGCATCAACTTCAGGTTGAGTAGGTCCATTGTCAGAGTTAAAAACACCAGATGCCACAGCGGGACGATATTCATCAACTCTTTGAGATGACTTTCCGTATAAAATGTCTTTTATTTTATCGCTGACTTGTGAAGCCGAATCATCCGCAGCAATCATGTCCATAAGTTCATCCATATTAATAGTGTCAAATGAGTAACTATAATCTATTTAGACACTATTTATTATGACTGAAAATTATACTCAAGTATAATCTTATATAATGCTTCTTTCATAGCAATCATTTTCTCCTTTTCACCTCTAACATCCATTATATTTTTAGGGTACATTTTCTCAACATAATATGAAACAGCTGTATGTAATAAACGAATGTGCCTTACATCCCAATCAACTTTTAAGTATGGTCTGCCAGCCTCATCTTTATGGGGCTGATTCTCAGACATTATATCTCTCCACCTTTAGGTTTAACTATATTTGTATCCAAAGTTGTAGCTTTACTATCTACATCCATAGATCTAAGTGCAGCATCTGGTTCACCACCAGCACCATTAGCACCAAGTTCCCCTTCAACTGGCATTGGTCTCATTCCACCACTACCTTCTGGATCTAACATCATATCAGCAGGATCAGGAATAATACCATCTTTAATTTCTTTTTCAATCTTCTTATCTTCTTCAAGAATTTCTTCGTCTGTTTGACGTAAAACTCTACGTCTTACATAATCTTGAGAGTAATATTTACCAATATAAGGTTCTACCGTAGCAAGTAATGCCATTCTTTCATTCTGTAATTCTGCTTCTTTTAATTCAGTGAAGTGATTATCATATAAGAAATCATACTGAATATGCTCACTCATTACCTCCCAATCTTCAGGAGTAACTACATTCGTTAGAAGTAGTTGAGTTTTAAGCATATCAGTGAACATATTCGAGAATCTTTTTCTCAAACGTCCAACAAACTTACTAAATTTAACTTCGTCTCTTAATATCTCAGAGGATCTTCCCAGATTGAATCCTCCTTCTCCGTCCATTCTTGATGGGGGTACATTGAGCGACCTATATAATTTCTTTTTGAAGTACTCAATATCCGTGATTTCACCAAGGTTTTGGCCTCCAGGAAGAGTAGAAATTTCAGTACCACGACCTCCTTCCCTTCTAGGGAGCCAGAAATCTTCAAGCATTGCCATGTACTTTTTGTCATCACGGATCTCTCCTGTATCGGCGTTGTATACAAGTTTATTCCGATATCTCATCATCACATCTCTGAGATATTGCTCTGCCTTCACCTTCGGTAAATTTCCTACATCAATGTAGAAAATCCTGCGCTCTGGAGCACGGGATAGTCTATATATAACCAAACTATCCTCAATCATCCTTAATTGGTTGAGAGATTTGATTGCTTTATGTAAATATGAAAGAGTAATTCCTTTATTTCTGTCTACTAAACCTGAAGTAACATAGGTAATTGAATCCTTCGCCATCTTAATTCCTTTGTCACCTCCCAGTGATCCTGGACTTCCAACTGGATATGTCTGTTTAGGATTGTATACAAAATATTCTTCCAATTGTGGAAATTCATATTCCATTGGATTATCTTGTGTCATATTAGTGACACGATACTTATCTTCTTTACTCTTCTTTTGTTGCCTTACATAACGCATTTTCATTGCGTCAATATATCTTATCTCCTGTAAACCTGCTTGAGGATTTTTTAAATCTATTATTTTATGGTAAAATAATCTACCATCAACATACCAGTTTCTATAAATCTCATGTGCTTTTTTATCAAAATCCATTAAATCTTTAATGAATTTAAAAGCATCTCTAACTTTAGTTTTTATACCATCACTAGCATTAAGATTATCTAAATTAATTTCTACGGGACTATCATTAGTATCTGAAACAAGTGCTTCGCTTATAATATCTTCGATAGCACTATCAGCTTCTGGATGAAGTGCCATTTCTCTATATCTTTTAACTAATTCAAATTCAGTTCTATATACGCCTTCAATATCAACATAAGAACCAAAAAAACCACTACTCAAATAATGATCATTCCCGTCCTCGTTATTTGGAGGAACGGGAGAGACCGCACTTTGAGGTAGTGATTTTTCGTCAGTGTCCTCTATCGAGAACCCAAAAAGTTTTGCCATGATTTATTAAACTTTCTTACTATTTAGTTAGGTCGGCCAGCCCCTGTTAATCTGAGAGATTGAACTTGGAACTCGACGGTGAACTCTTCTATAGTATCACCTGTATCGTAAGATAAGTCAATAGCTGACACACTTGTTGGAAATATATCGATAAATTCGTACTCTTTTAGTACTACATTAGCATCTCCACTGCTATTCTGACTGCTCTTTTCTGATCCTCTACCAAGTTGGAATACTTTAGCATTGGTCATATAAGCACTAGGATCAGTTGTTCCTAGATTGTCATCTAGATTAGCAATTTGCTGTGTCCAATTCTCAAAAGCATTTCTAAATCTGAAATCTTCATCGTTAATAACAGTAATAGTCCAAGGTTCGATGGTTCTGTCTCCAGCAACTTTAAAAATACGACCTCTGAATGGAACGTCTATGTTGGCAATAGTTTGTGCAGGTAAATTTGCTCCCTTACACATGAAACTAAAGACTTCTGCATCCCAATCAGATACTACGTTAGGTGGAAGGGTAGTGAGCTCAACCTCAAATAAATTCGGCCTAGCACCGCCACCTATCAGTTTCGACTTAAATTGCGAAATGTTTCTGTTTGCTCTCGTTGTAGCCATTGATTAAATCCTCCTGTTTTTATTTAGATTATAAGGTTAAACTCGACCTGCTACTTCTTCAAAGCTGATACCAGTTCTGGTAGCAACGAATGTAAGAGTAACATAGTTGATTGACTTCGCAGGCTTCAGGAAGATGTCTGCTCGGAATTCGTTATTATCAATAACATCAGGTGTATTGTTTGTAGTGTCACAAACAACGAGGAATCCATAAAGTCCTCTCTTAGCCTGAACGTCACGTAGATATGGTTCCACAATATTGCGGAAGTTTGCTCTTGTTAACTCATCGTTGAGTTCAAAGAGTTGAGCTTGTGCTGCTTTTTCAAGTGCTTGCTCGATTGTTAGGAATAAACGACGAACGTTAATTCTATCAAATGCTGATGCATATCCAAGTGCAGTCTTATCACCGAAGAGAAGTGTTCCAATACCAGGTGTGGTAATGAAAGAGTTAACTCTTGCAGGATAAAGTCTGTCTCTTTGAGTCTTACTTGGGTTGTATGCAAGTTTAACTGCGTTGTTAATAACACCTCTTTGCTGTCCTGCTGGTGAGAACCAAGGATAAGCAACGATATTTGTGCGTGTCATTAGACCAGCAACGTCTCCGTTACATGGAACATAACGGAATTCATTATTAAATCTGTCGAACATATACTTATAACCACTATCAAATACACCATAAGATGAAGAAGCTAGTGGACTAAAGAAGTTAAGAACGTTCTCAGTCTGAGTCTCAGTGTTAGTAATGTTAACAACGTTTGCTCTGTGTGGACTAATAGTTGCCATGCAGTCCATTCTATCTCCAGCAATTGATAGCAATTGATTTGCTTTTGCTTGAGAATCAAATTCGTTTGTACATCCTGGTCCCATAATGAGGTAATCTACTGCGACCTCATCTTTATTAGAGAACAATCTATAAGATGTCATTAGGTCTGCTAATGTAGCAGCCATTCCACCTTTTGTTTCACCAGATGGAATTGAACCATAATCTTGTCCACCAGATAGTTCGTATGCGATATTACCTATTGCAGAATAAGTAACACCCTGTGCATCTAGACCCCATAATCCATCACCAGTTGTAACTGGAGTACATGCTGTGGAGAATCCAGTTGCTAAAGGTGCAGTTCCCCAATTAGCATCAGCCCCTTCAGATGGGTTCTTACCTGCGTAGAGATTATCTGAATAAAGTGCAAGATAATCTTTGTAGTAAGTTTTCTGTGGTGGATTTACTGAAGAAACAGTATCTTTTGCCTTAGAAAGGTTAAGATGCTTCTCAACAATATTTCCTTTAATACCTGTTAATCTACCTTCATCATCAACTAGAACAACGTGTAATCCATCATTCTTACCATTCCTTTCAGTAACAAAATTGCTACTTGTTGGTCTAGGTGCTAATGTCTTCCAGTAAACAACAGCATTATTAATACCTAATATCTGCTCATCATACCAGTCTTTAACTGATGCTGGAGTATATGCTGCACTAGCAGAGTGTCCAGTAGTAACACCAGAAGCATTAAGGAACTGAACAGATGAATCTGCTTTAAACGCAGCAATTGCATTTCCTTCAGCATAATCAATTGGGAAGTATGAAGTTATACCACCAACTGCTGATATTCTATCAGTGATCTTAACATCAAAGGTACTATTACTATTAGTAGAGTCTGTGCTTACACCAGTAATAATTCCCTTAAGGAATCCTGTAATTGAACCAGTGGTTCCAATTCCTGGAATAACTTGTCCGTCTATATTTGCAGTAACAGCAAATCCAACACGAGCACCAGCATTATACAAGTTGTTAGTGCTAATACCAATCGTTTGGTCTGCAGCATCATCAATCTGACAAACTTTGAGTGTATTTGCCCAAGTTCCAGGATTCTTCGATGAATAAGTGAATGTTGCATCACTCTGATGATTGTTTAAGTAATCATCGTAGTTATAAATTTTAAGGACTGCGGTAGAAGCAACACCAACACCTGCGTTAGCATTATTAAGGTTACTACCTGCGGTTCTAACAACCTTAAGAACACCACCATATGAAAGGAAAGATGATGCACTCATCCAGTATTGATACTGTGCGTCTGTTCCTATGGGTTTACCAAAGGTATTAACTAAATCTTCTTCTGTACTAATTTCTATGATGTCATCAACAGGTCCGATTTCAAACGGTCCTGCAATAGCACCGATATTGTCTAATACGTTATCAGCTCTTCCTATTGTTAAATCAACCTCCCTTACCAGTACTCCAGGAGATAATTGAGGAGTGGCCATGTTGTCTTTCTCCGAGTCTCAGTTTATCTGAAAATATTTATCAATTAGGGTATTTTCAGCGGGGAAACATGGAGTGAACTACCAATCTGGATATAACCAATCACTAAATGCTTTCTTTTTTCTGGTTTCCACTATCCTTCTTACAGTGCAAATTTTACATTCATATGAATATGATGATGGAACTGCCCCTCTACTTTTCCTAGTTCTATAAAATCCATCAATTAAATTCTTCTCCTCTCCACATACTCTACACTTTCTATCAACAAGCAATAAATGCCCAAGTTTTAATTGCTTGTCAAATTCCATCTATCTGTAATTCCACATATAATCCATACCACCACCTTTATCACCATATTCATCAGTAAACCATCTATCACCATCATTGTCAACAAAACTCTCATTACTCATACCATCATCCATAAATCCAAATGGAGCCATGTCTTGTTCTATCTGATTCTTCTGTTCTTCATACAACCTTTTTCTTACATCCTGATCAGTAAGTTCTTTAAAGTAATCATTCTGAACCAACCATGCATATATGACTAAACACATAGCAAGGTCATCATTACATCCTTCTTCTGCCTCAAATGAATTATGTTTCTGAATGAATGTTGTTAATTCAGATATAATTTCATAATCTTTAAATACTATCTTATCAGATTCAATAAGTGCTTTTAAATTAAGAGATCCAACCTTTTTAACAGTCTTGGACATCTTAACTCCAAGTTGAGTTTTCTTACCAGAGAATCCTTGACCAACAACTTGACCTGCTCTACCTCTCATAGAACACATTAATAAGTTTTCATATTCAAGATCAAAGTTTAGAATAGATGCTACCTGATCACCAATATCATTTACCTCACACATTATAAATGCATTATTATATTTCTTTGCTATCTCCCATATTACATTAGGGAATATCATTGGTTTGATTTCATTATTCCTATACTTACCTACAACTTTATGAGGGAACTCTGTAATATCAATAAGAACAAAGGCAGAATAATCCTCTGCAACCCCTCTTGCAACGTCAACAGTCATTAGATAATCATGACCTTTTACAGGATCATCATAGATATCCAATCCAGCACTTTTGGCAATAGGATTTTCATATACTAAAGTTCTAAGTTTAGATGGATTTATAAGAGTATCAACAGATCCTAAGAACTCACACTCAAACTCAATTTTAAATTGTTGTTCAGAGGTGTTAGCAATAGTTTGTTTTTTCCAAGCAGCATCTCTACCTGGAACTTGAGACCAATGTACATCAGTAGGAATATATTCATTCTTTCCTTTCTCTGCATCGTGCCAATACCTATAGAAATGGTTCATCCCGTGAGGGGTTGATACCATTATGACTTTGGTTGTTTTACCAGAAGTAATAGTAGGATAAACAGAACTAAAGAATGCCTCGGCAATATGATTAGGAACAAAAGC